TACCTCTCACTTCAGTTATTACCCAAAAATAAGGATCACAGTATTCTTTACGTCTTATTCTTTTGTAACCCTCAACCAACTCTGGCATAAACCGTTTTTCCCATACAACAGTTTTACCATCATAAGGACGCACAACTTCTTCCTGTTTAGTCACAGTCGGAGTATTGAAGTACGTTTTTTTCTTTTTGTTAACCATTAACTTCTTACCTCACTAATCACAGGATGTCCATCGTTCAGCATACATATTATGTATTACATCGCCCTTATTAAACTCATGCGTTCCCCATCCTTCCTCTACACTATCATAATCAAAAAGAACAGGATCAGAACATTTAGCACAATAACCGTATCCGTATCTGTCAAGAAAACTTTCTTTCCAGTCGTTTAGTTCGTTTACATCATTCCCGTATAGCGTATATTTTAGAATACCACCAACACCATTAGAATGTTTTCTGTAAAGTATAGTCATTTTATTATGTCCACCATTCTGGTTGAATTGTTCCTCTATTCCATTTAGCAAAATATGCTTTATCTCCTAAGTAGTAATTACGATACGCTTGTACTACATCACCTTCAACTTTATACTCATCAGGCATACACTGTGGTAAAGAGTTTATGTTTGTCTCAATACCCGTGTTAATATTATCTGGACAAGAAGAAAGATGATTAACTAGTCTATCACACGCATGGGTTTTGTTATATCTTTTTTCATACTCCAATAACAAATTTACAAATAAAAAATGTAACCACTGATAATTATGATAGCTTTCTCTAACCCATATATTTATTGGATGGTTCTTATGCGTTGCTCTATACAATCTGTTATAATCTGCATAGCCATCACCGTCTAACACACGATGAGCAGTTGATAGCATCTGTGCGCTCTCTAATATCATCTTAACAACATGCTTGTCACAGTGCATACGTGCCGCAATGATAGGGTTATAATCTAGCACGAATATATTCACTTAGTCCTCCAAATTATTAAAGTGAAGGGGGAGAGGAATCGAACCTCTCACTACAGCAATCGACTTGCTGCTACCGCTTAGTCGATATAGGCGGTATAAGTTCACCAGACCCCTTCTTTTAACCATAGAAGATGATAGCGACACGTTACATACCTGACTGGCAAGTTATCGTCCAGTTCCTCAGTATGATGTTTCCATATGTCCTATCATTCTTAGTCACTATGGTTAAACTAGTTATACCAAAACAAACAAAAGATCATCGTTGGTATCTAAAAACTCCGCTGTCAACGGTTTATCTTGTTTACCAAAAACGCTAATCCTAAACGTCTTATCGTTCTTATGAATAACTATCTCACGGACGAGTCTCCCATTAACGGAAGGCTTCATCTCATCCGCATCAGTTATTGTTATCTTATCACAACCAAAGAAGTCTAAATAATCAAGCATCTTCATTTCTTTCTTTTTCTTTTTCCTTGTAGTACTCATTCAACTCATCGTCTATATCGAATTGATCATCATCATATGGTGAACGAGGCCGTTTAATCCGTTGCCTATACTTAGGCGTTCCTAAGTCCTTTGCAATGGGGTTGTATTTCCACTGCTTTTTGTTGTTTGACATTTTTCCTATCCTGTTTTCGAAAATTGTATATTCATTATACCACGCCGAAAACGGTCTGTCTACTACTTTTAGTTAGTTTCTAATTAGTAGTGTAACTTTTGTTAATCGTAACTTTTGTTAATCGTAACTTTTGTTAATCGTAACTTTTGTTAACCGTAACTTTTGTTGACCACCCCTTCCTGTCATTACTAAGCACTTTTCGTTTTGGGGTATTTTGATTGTATCCTGTCGAGAGCGGCAACGCAAGCAATGTTGATTAGTTTCTTGTTAACCACTAATTAGAAACTAACTAACATTGCTTGACCATGACGCGGAAATCGTGCTATCCTAAATAAGACATCAAAAAGGGGTGCCAAAATGACTAGATGGCGTGGAAGCGTGTTAACGTATGATAACACAAAAACCGTAAAGGGCGAAGAATTAGGGTATGGTTCGTTTATATTTATGGGTTCACCTGCTAAGGAAAGCGGTTATAACGCTTGCGCTAGTAGTTCCGCCGGTTGTCGTGAAGTGTGCATATATTACGCTGGAATGGGTGTATTTCCTAACGTACAAAAAGCACGAATAAGAAAAACTGTTATGTACTTTACTAAGCGGCGGGAATTTTTAGAGTTAGTGAATAAAGACATAAGATCAGCTATCCGATGGAGTAAGAAAAACCACCTTACGCCGTGTTTCCGATTAGATGGAACTACTGACTTAGGGATAGCCAGATATTTTGTTAACGAGTACTCCGATATCCAATTCTATGATTACACAAAAGTCATACCACGTTTAAAGAAGTCTAGTAAATTCGCTAACTGGCACACAACCTATTCACTATCGGAGGACACAACAAGCGAACAAATGAACATTTTGTTAACTAGCCCTTCAAATATAGCGGTTCCATTTCGTAACGTACCGGAACCGGGACGGCGGGTGTTGGGGCGGCGTATCGCAAGCGGTGACGAAACGGATTTAAGATTTTTAGACGGGCGCAATAAGATTATCACGTTGAAAGTTAAGGGGCGCGGTCGCAAATCCGCTAACGAGTTTATCGTTAATAACGCTAGCGAATTAGAAACGCGATTTACGGCGGCGGCGTGCTAATTAGCAATACGTTAATATTGCTGTATTGTGGTGCCATTCCGTGGTATCATGAAATATGCGTCCGACTATTGTGTCGGCGCTAAACATACAAAGCGAGGTGCAATATGCACGCAGTGGAAACAATGGCATGGGCGGGTGCTGTACCATGGCACGGCCTAGGCGTAGAAGTAACGGACGAAAATTCGCTAACAAGCGGTGCGGCGTTTATGACGGCGGCGGGCTTGGATTGGGATGTTGCCAAGTGTTCAATTTACTACGGTAACGAGCACCCATTTCTAGCTGGCCAGCCGGTAACAAACGAATATCACCTCATTAGACAATCGGACGGATCACAAGTTAGCACCCGTCCGGTAACGGATGCGTTTTACCATATCGTTCAGAATGCGGATATGTTCCAAGTTTTTGACCCGTTTCTCGATAGCGGCGAAATGAAACTAAACACCGCCGGTTCTCTATTCGGTGGTCAAAAAGTGTGGGTGCTAGTACAGCTAAAAGACGGGTTTACACTTCCCGGTGATGATACCGTGAATAACTTCTTTTTATTCACGATAAGCCATACTGGTGTTGATGCTAACACGGCGTTTTACACGCCTATCCGTGTCGTATGTAACAACACGTTACGACTAGCTCAGAGCGGTGCCAAAAATACAATTCGCGACCACCACCGCAAACCATTCGACGTTGAACTAATGCGAACCGCTATAGAGCTAGTCAAAACGCAATCTGTACGTTTCGAAGAATTAGCGATTGCAATGGCGGGACGCAATTTAACGGGTGCGGAAGCGGTGGAATACTTCCGTAACGTCTATTCTGCTAAACCGGCGGAAGATGATTCGGGCAAGTTAGTAGAACACGCCACGGTACGCCGTGCGCTTGGTTTACTGCGTGGGCAAGACGTCCGCGAAATAATTGCTAAACCGTCCAAAGATAGTACGATACGCCGCCAACAAGAAATCATAGACGCTATGAAGCGCGGCGTATCAATTGACGAATTACCAGCGGACGTAGCAGACGCACCATCTTCTGATATCAATCCCGGCTGGAATAAGGAAAGCGCGGAACAAACGTTATGGGGCGCATATAACGTCGTAACGTTTATGGAGGACCACGCACCGGTTCGGCGGTCACGTTCGGCGGACCATCAATTAAATCGTAGTCTGTATGGGCGTATCGCTAACGACTATAAGGTTAGCGCCATATCCGCCGCCCGTGATCTAGTGGCGGCGTAGCATGGAAACGGTTGTATTGTTCGCGTATCGGTTAGCGGTGGTGGTGTTCATTATCGCAGTATTTACCATGATATTTTGAAAGGATATCTAATGACAAAATTGGCTAGTTTTTACACCCGCCCCGAACCTGTAATTTTACCGGGTGGGCGTGAATTGTGGTGCTCTAATCAATACCGCACTAATAAGGCGGGGCGTTTGTATTTGCATATGACGCATTGGTATCAATTCGAAGCGCATGCGCGGCGGTGGTATTTCCAGCGCATTACATTGGCGGACGTGCGGCGCAAATCGGCGGCGTAGTTTACCGCTTGCGTTAACTCGCAAAATATGACCATAGTGGCGGCGGGGCAGATTGTGTCTCGCCGTTACTTTTTGGAGAATACAAAAAATGGCAGATTTAATACTGGAAAGCGTAGTCGAGTTTCAAGGCGGCGGAATATATGACAGCAACGGACAATTGATGCGTGCCGGTAAATTGACGGACGGTAACTACATCTTCGTTGATGTATCACGATATCTCGACGGTATTGTAGAGCCGTCGCCGTACCCGCACGAAATGGTAGAGCACGTTAAATGGGCATATTTGCGCGACGATTATTCTAACGTTAGTCGTAACGAATATCGCGAAGCACTCCGCACGCTTGAAACGTGGAAGGGGTGAAACAATGCCAGCACCTAAACTAAGAGCCGCACCCGACTATCCTAACCTAACCAGCCGGGAGTTATCCGACATAGCTATCAACGGAACGGATGCGGAAGCCTATGCGCTTTATTGTTTTATGACGGAAGCGCGCATCGCTAAAGGTAAGTCGCCCGGCCCGGTAAAAACATTTGAACAATGGATGAAGGACTAAACCATGACGCTAAAAACAGATACACGCAGAGACAACCGCCAAAACCGGAAGCTAGCACTATTCGATTTTACGACATGCGGCGGACGTGACGCGCGGCGGTTTAATGTCGCTAATTTGGGATTGTTCGCCGTCGATAAGGTGCCAGCCGGTTTATTCGTAGACTGGCAAGCGGAGCCGCTAACGGACGAAGCTATGTGCGGTGGACTACCGGAGGACGAACTAATCGGATAACGCCACAAGGCGCTGTAATGGCGCGCTAACGGGTGGAATGATGACGGCGGTGGGGATAATAACCTACCGCCGTTATCTATTGTGGGAGTGTTCGAGGACGGACTATCGCGGATCTAATGTTGATTTTTAGAATATGAATAAAACAGGCGGCGGAATACTGCCAAAAATAATTACGAATCGGGAATAGTCGCGGATCGGAACAATTACGGATCGGGACGGCGGCGGTCCTCGAACGGATCGGGACGGCGGCGGTCCTCGAACGGATCGGGACGGCGGCGGTCCTCGAACGGATCGGGACGGGTGGGGATGTATTACAGCGAACCGGCCACGCCGCCCCGCCTTGCCACGGTACAAAGCACCCGATAAGCGCATAAATCTAACGACATAATACGCTTGTACGTTAACCTATTACACTTTTGACATACACGGGAAAATGCTAACGAAAACAATAGCATAGCATATATAAAGATATACTTATATGTGGATGCCGTGCCCACTAGGCCCACCCCCGCCCCCGCGCACACGTACATACAACCCTGCCAGAAAATGTGCTATTTTAAACCCTTTTTGTAAAAAAAAAAGAAAAAGAAAGGAAAACTGCGCTAAATCGCTAGAAATATGCGCTGTATCTATGCCATTTATCCGCTCTTGCGATTTATCCGCTCTTGTAATTTATTCGCTCTTGCTTCTATTCTTGTTCCTTTTCTACCTATAACCCTTAACCGTATATATACTATTATACAGGTAAAAATCAATTTTGTCAAGTCTTTTTTTTATTTTTTTCCCTTAGCAAAAACAGCAAATGTAACCCATTGAAAAGGTTAGCAAATAATGGGCAATGTAAATTTTAGGGTGTTAGCAAATATTTTTTTTCAAATTGGAAAACACGAAAATTTACATCGTCCAAAATTCGCTAATAACTTCAAAGACTTAACTTTGTACTTTTTTTGTTTTTATTTTTTAAAAGAAAAGACTTGACAAAATGCGTTTTTACCCCTATAATAGTAATAGAGGCTGGAAAAATATCCACTTCCTCACATGATGAAAATCCTTTTTGTTAGTGAAGATATTACCCATCCTCCATCTTATTTAATTAACATGAGCGAATATACTATGAACGTACCAGCCAAGCGCGAACTGACAGATAAGCAAAAAACTTTTTTAGACAGTCTAATTGTAAATGGTGGAAACGTTACGCAAGCAGTTGAGGAAGCCGGTTATCATCCCGGTTCTCGCGGGTGGCTGGTACGTTCGCTAAAACAAGAAATCATAGAGCACACTCGTAACCATCTTGTAGGTTCCTCCGTAAGAGCAGCTAATCGCATATCCGAAGCGTTAGATGCAGACGGTTCTATTCCTTCTTCACAGATGGACACGCGCCTAAAGGCAGCAAGCGATATCTTAGATCGTATTGGTGTATCTAAACGACAGGAAGTCGAGCATACCGGAGAGGTCATGCACGGCATCGTATTGCTTCCTGCAAAGCAACCAATGAAGGAAATAACTATAGAGGGATAATGGAAGATGGCTAATAAGAAGAAGAGAATAGGTGATGCAGATGTAATGGGTGGAGCTGTCTCTGAGGCAGGTGAAGCAGTTAGGCGAAGACAAGAAAATCTTGTTCGTGCTAAATTAAATAGAGCTATGTTGGAAGAACGGCCAGAAACCCAGCAAGGAGGCGATACTCCTGAATTTGGACGATTTGCTTCACGTCCAAAAGGTAAAACTAGTAAGGGAAAGCCAAAACCAGCAAAGATTGCACCCTTAGAAGCTGGCAGAGAATATGATACAGACGAAGGATGGAAATTCGGTAGAGATAAAGCTGCTATAGCTGCTCGTAAACGTGCAAAAAAGCGGGGAGTAGTATCGCAAAGATATCTTAATCAAGAAAACGGTGGAAAAGCTCGTGGCGGCTCTGTTGGTGGCCCGAAGCGTAAAGGGTATGCAAACGGCGGCAGTGTTCGCGCTGCACGGTTCTAAAGAGGGTTAGCGAATATGGCTTTTACTAAAAAACAAGCAGAAGCAGATAAAAGAGCAAAAGCCGCTATAGATATGGCTCAAGATGAGTATGCTCTTGAACTTCAGGAACTTTGGAAAACTATTATACCAAAGAAACTAAAAAAAGAGATTACAAGAGAACGTCCTACTCGTGAAGCGGCCAAAGGCGGCTACATAAAGAAATACGCTAATGGTGGAAGTGTACGTGCAGCACGGTTCTAAATGGCACGTCCTAAATTAAAAGATGGAGAGCGTGGTAATTATCATGTATCTCGCAAGGAACAGGAAAGGCGTAAAGTACAGAAGCGCCTAAATGCTAACAAGAAAAACCTTGAGAAACAATCTAAACAAGTCAGAATAAAAAGAGAGACTATTAAAAAAAATGAAGAACGTCTTAAAGTACTTAAAAATGGTGGTGTCACTTCCGATGAAAGTTTGGGCGTGGTTCTTGAAGATAACCAAGAACTCGTGTTCTCTCCTAATGCGGGGCCTCAAACTGATTTCTTAGCGGCTCCTGAAAAAGAAGTATTGTATGGTGGTGCCGCTGGTGGCGGAAAAAGCTATGCGATGCTTGTCGATCTTCTTCGGTATGCGAATAATCGCAATCACAGAGCACTGTTGCTACGACGAACACTTGCAGAGTTAACAGAGCTTGTTGATCAAAGCAAAAAACTATATTTACACGCTTTTCCGAAAGCACGGTTTAAAGAATCGACTAAGACATGGGAGTTTCCAAGCGGTGCAACAGCCCTCTTTAGTTATGTTGATAAAGATGATGATGTGTATCGCTATCAAGGACAATCGTTTACGTGGATAGGAATTGACGAATTAGGACATTATCCCTCTCCTTACGTCTGGAACTACCTACGTTCACGTCTACGGACAGCCGATAGCTCTATAGATACGTATATGAGAGCGACAGCCAATCCCGGTGGTGTTGGTGGCTGGTGGATCAAGAAGATGTTTATTGATCCAAATGTTCCCAATGAGCCGTTTTGGGCTACAGACATTGATACAGATAAACCGCTAGTCTACGGTCCAAATCATATTAGCGCAGGAGAGCCGCTGTTTCATCGTAGGTTCATTCCTGCACGATTGACAGATAATCCGTATCTGATGGTTACGGGTGAATACGAAGCGATGTTGTATTCTTTGCCAGAGGTTGAGCGGCGAAGATTACTAGAAGGTGACTGGGATGTAGCAGAAGGCGCTGCATTCAGTGAATTTAATAGAGAGGTTCACGTTGTCGATCCGTTTGAAGTTCCCGAAGGCTGGGCAAGGATAAGAGCAGGAGATTATGGATATAGTTCTCCTAGTTGTATTCTTTGGGGCGCAGTTGATTGGGATGGGAACTTATGGATATACCGTGAACTATACGTTAAAGGGTATACAGGCGAAGCATTAGCGCAGTTAATCCGTGAAATGGATCGGAAAGATACACGAATGTCGCTCTCTGTTCTTGATAAATCGTGTTGGAATCGTACTGGATTAGGACCATCTATCGCAGAAACGATGATACGTCAAGGAGTACGGTGGATTCCATCCGATTCAAATAGAATGTCTGGCAAGATTGAAGTACATAGAAGGCTTGCCATGAATGAGTATGGAGAACCACGACTACGAATTTTCTCCACTTGTACAAATCTTGTTCGTACTCTTCCTACAATACCACTATCTAAAACTAATAGTGAAGATGTCGATACAAAATCAGACGATCACGCATATGATGCGTTACGTTATATGTGTATGACTAGACAAGTTTCTACGCCACACGCAGCTATATTTAGAAATACGTATGATAGGCCACCAGAGCTTTCAGATGCTACGTTTGGTTACTAAAATAGACTCACTTGTAAGAAAGTCTAAAGAATACAAAAATAATTTAATATAGGCTAAAGGAGAATAATATGCCATCTAATTATCGTTATCCCGGTAAATCGGATTTTGAAAGTGTATCAAAGCAAGGAAATGTAAGCGATGTGAACGCAGCTAGTTTATATCGTGAGAAAATGGATAAGCGCATTGTAGGTTCAGCGGGTAATCCAAAACCATTTGTAAGTTCTCAAGCTTTTCCTTCTGGTAAAGGTTCCGTTCATAACACCATGAAACTTGCCCAAATGACTATCAAACAAGGTGATATGGGCTAACACTTTATGGCTGATGAAACTAACGTTGAAGGTGATCAGTTTGGAACTATAGATACTGATGATATACCTTATGCTATAGGAT